TCACGCTGAACATTCGTGGTAACAGCGGAACGTCGCTCAATACGATCATGCAAACTGGTCAATCAGTGACCATTACGCTGTTGGTGACCAACGGTGCTACCCCTTACTACGCTAGTGCTTACCAAATTGACGGGTCGGCTGTAACTCCAAGATGGTTGGGCGGTGCTGCTCCATCGGCGGGTAACGCTAACAGTATCGACGTTTACACGTTTGTTGCGATCAAAACAGCGTCTGCCACATTTACCGTACTGGCTTCTTCGTCGAGGTTTGCGTAATGCCAGTATTAACGACAATCGCAGCGGCAGCAGCCCGAGCCTTTGGCATCGGTGGGACTGTTACGGCTGCTCCGGTTGAGTTTTTGGTGGTTGCTGGTGGCGCAGGTGGCGGCGGTACGCAGTCAGGTTTTGGAACCATTGGTGGTGGTGGTGGCGCAGGGGGCTATCGCACGTTCTCTTTTGCCTACATTTATGGCGTTGCATATACCGTCACTGTTGGGGCTGGTGGAGCGGGTGCTCCAGCGGTTGTTCTGGCTGACGGCTCCAACGGTTCCAATTCCGTTTTTGCCGGATACACCTCTACCGGCGGTGGCGGTGGTGGCGGCGCTCGTGCTTCTGGCGGCGCGGGTGATAACGGCTTGTCTGGAGGCTCTGGCGGTGGTGGTGGTGGGGGTACTGCCACTTCTTTCGGGGGCGCTGGCAACACGCCATCCACAACCCCTTCTCAAGGCAACAACGGCGCTAACATTGGTTCTGGTGGTTTAGGCGGCGGCGGTGGCGGCTCCAGTGCTGCGGGTTCTTCTACCACGGGTGGCGCTGGTACTGCGTCTTCTATTACAGGCTCTTCGGTTACTCGTGCCGCTGGTGGCGGCGGTAACGGCGCTGCTGGTTTTAACACTACACCTGCCGCAAAAGGAGCAAACACTGGCAATGGTGGTGATGGTGGGTGGGGCGCTGGTGGTGGCGCTGGTGGCTCTGGCGTGGTCATCATTCGTGTCCCCAACTATGTTTACGCTGTGTTTTCTTCCGGCGTAACTTCTTCCTTATCCACCTCAGTTTCTGGCTTCAACATTTATACGGTTACCGCAACCTCTACCACATCAGAGACGGTGACGTTTAATCCAGTTGTGACAGTAAATTTTTTGGTCATTGCTGGCGGCGGCGGTGGTCGATCAGTTTCTGCTGGCGGCGGTTCATTTGGCATGGGTGCTGGCGGCGGCGGTGGATACCGCACATCTGCCGGGACAAGTGGTGGTGGCGCATCGGCTGAGACCCCATTTCGGGTAACTTTAGGGACCGCCTACACAATCACTGTAGGTGCTGGTGGCGCAGCCACTGTCGGTGGCAATAACTCGGTGCTTTCGACCATCACATCTACAGGCGGCGGTTCGTATAGTGCCGGTGGTTCTGGCGGTGGTGGCGACTTTAACGGCTCAAATACCGCAGGAACAGCCAATCAAGGTTTTGCTGGCGGCGCAGGTAGTAGCAACCAAGGCGGTGGTGGTGGTGGTGCTGGAAGCGTCGGTACGGCTTTCGGTGCAAATGCTGCCGGTGGATCGGGTGTTTCTTCTTCCATTACGGGTTCTGCGGTGAGCAGAGCAGGCGGTGGCGGTGGCGGTAACCCATTTGGCTCTGGTGGTACGGCAACGGCAGGTGGCGGTGCAGGTGGTAGCGGATTCCAAAACGGAACCGCAGGCACTGTCAACACTGGCGGTGGCGGTGGTGGTGCTTCTATTGCAGGCAGTGGCTTGTCCCTCGGTGGTCAAGGTGGTTCTGGAATAGTAATTTTAAGTATGCCCAGCAATATCGATGCGGTATTTTCTGGCGGCGTCACCGCAAGTAAAACCACGTCAAGCGGGTACAACATTTACTCTGTAACTGCTACCAGCACAACCAGTGAAACCGTTACATTCGGAAGAAGTGTTACGGTTGATTTTCTGGTTATTGCTGGAGGTGGAGCAGGGGGCGGTGATGGAGGTCGTGGTGGCGGCGGCGGTGCTGGTGGATACAGAACATCTGTCGGAACCTCTGGCGGCGGGGCATCTGCTGAATCGTCTCGTGCGTTGCTTCTTGGAACAGCCTATACAGTAACTGTTGGGGCTGGTGGAGCAAGTGGTGGTGGTTCAGCAGGAAACAGCGGTAACAATTCTGTGTTTGCAACCATCACTTCAACCGGAGGCGGTAGGGGTGGTGGAGGTCCAACTGGGGCAAATCCAAATGGTGCAACAGGTGGCTCTGGTGGCGGCGCAATTGCGTATTACTCCGGTAGCCCGGGAGGTGGAACCGCAAGCCAAGGCTATCAGGGCGGCTCAAACGGCGGCACATTTGTTTATGGCGGCGGCGGTGGTGGCGGCGCTGGTAGTGTTGGCGGGTCGGGCAGTGGAGACGCTGGTGGCGCTGGAGGAAGCGGCGTGTCCTCTTCGATTACAGGTACATCAGTAACTAGAGGCGGTGGTGGTGGCGGTGGCTTTACTACCAGTGGTGGTTCCGCTTCTGGCGGCGGCGGCGCTGGAGCAAATGGAGTCGCAACAGCAGGTACTGTCAACACTGGTGGTGGCGGTGGCGGTGGTGGTACTGGAGCAAGCGGCGGCTCCGGTCTCGTTGTTATTCGCATCCCAGACTCATTTACCGCAACCTTTTCTGGTGGAGTGACTCAGTCTTCTACTACATCGGGTGGATTCCGTATTTACACAGTAACCGCCACGTCTACCACCAGCGAAACCGTTACTTTTAGTTGAGGATAAAAAATGTCACATTTTGCAAAATTGGATGAGAACAACATCGTGGTCTTCGTCACCGTCGGTCGGCAGGAGGACAGGGGCAAAGAAGCCGAGTTGTCGGCGCGTACTGGAGAGGTGTACAAGCAGACTTCTTACAACACTCGTGGTGGCATCCACTACGAGCCAAACACAAATACGCCCTCCCCAGACCAATCCAAAGCACTTCGGAAAAATTACGCTGGCATCGGCTACACCTACGATTACGTTCGTGATGCGTTTATCCCACCCCAACCGTTCCCATCATGGGTGCTGAACGAACAAACTTGCCTTTGGGAACCTCCCACTCCAATGCCTAACGATGGCAAAATGTACATATGGGATGAAAACACTTTGTCATGGGTTGAGTACACGCCCGAGGGGAACTAAAAAATGCCGTCCACATACTCTACCAACCTGAAACTGGAACTGATTGCTCTAGGTGAGCAGGTCGGCACTTGGGGTTCAACCACCAACACCAACCTCGGTAACGGCGGTGGCGGTTTGGAGCAGGCAATCGTGGGTCGTGCAAACGTTGTGTTTGCCAGCGATGCCAACAGAACTCTGACCCTATCCAACACGCCATCAGCGCAAGACGCCCGTGCGGTGTTCTTGAATACCACGTCATCGACGAGTCTTACTGCCACCCGAGACCTGATCGTCCCCTCGATCTTCAAGAACTACATCGTCAAGAACGGCACTACAGGGGGTCAAAGCATTCGAGTGATCGTGGCAGGTGTTGGCGTCACCATCCCGAATGGAAAGACTGCTCTGGTCTACAACGATGGTACGGACATCACCTACCAGTTCGACCATGCCGGATCACTTGATCTGTCTGGCGCGTTGACTGTTGTTGGTAACACAGCAATCACAGGCACGTTGAGTGCCACCGGCGACGGCACGTTCAGCGGAACCGGGCAGGTCAAGATGCCTACGGGTACAACGGCTCAACGCTCCGGCTCTCCCACAACTGGGATGCTGCGTTTTAACACGAACCTTGGCTCCTTTGAAGGATACGACGGTTCCAATTGGGGCGGTATTGGTGGAGCACAGGCTGGTGGTGCGATTGTGACCAACAAGACCACCGCAACGGTCAATTACACAATTGCCAGCGGTGAAAACGGATTGAGTGTTGGGCCTGTAACTGTGGCCTCTGGAGTAACCGTAACGGTCTCCACTGGTCAACGTTGGCTGGTCCTGTAAGGAGAGAACATGACTGTAATCATTGACGGTACTGCTGGAATCACGTTCCCCGCTGGAGGTTTAGGAAACCCGGCGAGTGCAGTTGTTGGCACAACAGACACGCAGACATTGACCAATAAAACCATTAACGGTTCTCAGTTGGTTGCTGGAAGCGTTACTGCCACTCAATTGGCGACGGCTGTAAACCCACTCGGGGCTGGTCAAACATGGCAAATACCCAGTAGAAGTGTAGGCGTTACCTACACAAACTCGACTGGCAGACCGATTGCGGTGTTGATTTCGATAAATAGTGGTTCAGTATCAACAGTCGCCTATTTGTACATCAACTCCACAATTTTCATGAACATTGCTTGGAATCACAACATAGGGTCTATCTCTAGCGGTGTTCCAATTTTTGCAGTTATTCCTGCTGGTGCAACTTATATGCTAGATACGTTTGGCGGTTGGAGTTTGAACGTCTGGTCAGAGTTGAGATAAGGATTCAAAATGCCCTACTACAAAAACACAAACAACCAAGTATTTTGGCTCGATGACCAAGACTCTCCTGCGGATTGGCTGGAAGCGGGATGCGTTGAGATTCCTAAAGAGCAGGCAGATGGCTTGATTAAAGAAGCAAAACAAGCATCATTCAATGCCATGAGTTACGTCGAGAAGCGGAGAATGCACTACCCGCCCATTACTGACTACTTGGACGGCATCGTCAAAGGCGACAAGCAGCAGGTTGAGAAATACATTGCCGACTGTCTCGCAGTCAAAACGCAATTTCCGAAGGATCAATCATGAGCAAAATTGCGCTTTCGGGTAACGCAAGCGGAACGGGTACGTTCACGATTGAGTCGCCCAACACAAACACCAACTACACACTGACGCTGCCTGAAGCAAGTGGTACGCTTGCCACTGGTTCGCTGTTGCCTGCCGGTTCTGTGATTTGGTACGCAGCCAATACACCACCTACGGGCTATCTGAAGGCCAATGGTGATGCTGTATCTCGCACCACATACGCAACCCTTTTTGCGGCAATTGGCACAACTTTCGGGTCGGGTGACGGCTCAACAACTTTCAACCTTCCTGATCTGCGCGGAGAGTTCATTCGCGGCTGGGATGATGGTCGTGGCGTAGATTCTGGTCGTGCCTTTGGTAGCAGCCAAGGGCAGGCAATTCAGTCTCACACACATACTCAAACGGGATCAACCGTCGGCCCTGCGGCGGGTTCGTTTGCTTATGGCGCTGGCTCTGGGGCGGTCGCTGTACAAAGTACACAAAGCACCGGCGGCACTGAAACCCGCCCTCGTAACGTGGCGCTGTTGGCCTGCATTAAATTCTGAACGGAGTGACAAATGCCAAACTCAATAATCAATTCTGATAACGGCGTAATCTCCGGTCAATCTGGTCTAAAGACCTCTGGCGGGGATGACGGCGTTCTTGCTTTACAAAACAACGGTACAACCAATGTTGCTGTTACTGCTGCTGGTTTAGTTGGCATCGGGACCGTTGCGCCAGTACAAAAACTTCATGTAGCAGGCGCGACTTCTACTTACATCCGAGTTTCTTCCACTAATACCGCCACTGGCGCTGGGGCGGTATTTGCAAATAACAATACCACATGGGTGCTTGGAGCCGGGGCAGTTGGCGGGGGCACTCGTTTTGAGATTGCCGACCAGACTAGCGGCAGTGAAGTCAGGCTCGGTATTGATTCTGCTGGCGTCCTTCAGTTTAACTCTGGGTATGGCTCCACAGCCGCTGCCTATGGTGTTCGCGCATGGGTGAATTTCAATGGAGCAACGACCATCCGTGCAAGTGGTGGCGTGTCGAGTATTGCCAACCCGGGTCTCGGTATTTACACAGTAAATTTCAGCATCACGATGCCTGATATTTTCTATGCGCCAGTTTTCTTTTCGGATGCAAACTCTGGTATTACGATTTCTCAGCCAACTAGCGCATCTACAACATCAGTATCTTTTACAACCAGAAACGGCGCTGGAACTTATTTCAGTGGCACATATGCTGGTGTTGCGATTGTCAGATAAGGAGATAAAAATGTCACAAGACAAAAGAATAATTTACCCATCAGACAACGGAGGTGTTGTGCTTTTGATTCCTGCGCCAGAGTGGTTGGCTCAAGAAGGCAACAACCTTCAAAAACTTGTTGAAAAAGATGTCCCAGCGGGGAAGCCGTACCAAATTATTGACGTAACGGACATTCCTGCTGATCAAACTTTCCGCGATGCATGGGAGTATCAAGCATGATCATCATCAACATGAACAAAGCCAAGGCAATTGCTCACGAAGCACGTCGTGCTGCTCGTGCCGCCGAGTTTGAACCGCATGATGCAGTCATCATGAAACAGATTCCCGGGACTGATGCCGCTGCCGCAGAAGCCGCTCGTCAAGCGATTCGCGACAAGTACGCCGCTCTGCAAGCGCAGATGGATGCTGCCCAGACCCCTGATCAACTGAAGTCTCTGATGCCGCAGGTGTAATCATGATCTTCAAAGACAAAGACCTACACAAAGAGCACCTTCTTGTAGACGCTGAGATGAAGCGTCTGGAGGCGGCTTCACCCGCCAAAGAAGTGGCAGGCAAGTCCATCGGTAAATGGGGACTGCTGTGCATCACCGTGATTGTGATGATCGGCGTAGGTGCAAGCCTTGTCCTTGAAGAATCCAAGATCGCCGCTGTGATTGGTCTGGTCTCCGCTGCTCTGACGGCTTTGATTGCCATGCTAAACGGTATTGCCGGGGCAACTCCAAAGCAGGAGAAGCCTGAGTTTGAGGTGATGAAGCAGTTGATCGAGCGTCTTGATCGCATGGCAGACAGAGACCCCATGCACGTTCATGTCGATGGGGACAAGGTCACCGTTAAGAAGGGTGACAGCGAAATGACTTCTGGGAGGTAAAGATGGCATGGTCCGACGTTCTTAAAGCGGTAATCCCTATCGTAGTAGCGGCTCTGGCTTGGCTGCTGGGGCAAGTGGCTGACTTTTCTAACCGCCTGACCAAGATTGAAGGCGCGATGCCTGCTTTGATTACCAAAGAGGGCGTCCCAACGGATAGTCCTATTTCCGCCGAACGTCGAGCCATGCAGAAAGAACAGTTGATGACACACATCAATGAGTTGCAAGTGAAAGTCCGGCTCCTTGAGGAGCGTGAAAAACTGGGGAAAAAATAATGGTTCCAATCGTAGGCGCATTACTTGGCACGTTGGCCCAAAACGGTCTAACGCTTCTTTCCAGCGCAATTCAAGCGAAGGGCAAGCAGGTTGTTGAAAACACGCTAGGCGTGAAGATTTCAGATGACCCAAGCCCTGAAGAGGTCAGCAAACTGCGTCAGTTGCAGTACGACCATGAGGAGCGTCTGCTTGAACTGGGTATCGAGAAGGCCCGTCTGGAACAGGAAGAACTCAAAGCCTTGTTGGCGGCTCAAGCCAACCAAGAGGACAACGTCAGCAAGCGTTGGCAAGCCGACATGGCGTCCGACTCTTGGCTCTCCAAGAACGTGCGTCCGGGCACTCTGGTGTACCTCTTGACCGCCTACCTTATCTTCGCTCTACTGGATGGTGCTGGGTACAAAATCAGCGAGTCCTACGTCTCTTTGCTGGGTCAGTGGGGGATGCTGGTGATGACAGCCTACTTCGGTGGTAGGACGGTTGAAAAGGTCATGGAAATGCGTAAGAAGGGGAAAGAAGAATGAGCCTCTCAAAAGAACAAGCGGCATTCCTTTTGGATGCTTGCAAACTGATCCAGTACGCCACAGAGCAGGGCTTTATGGTGACGGGTGGTGAGTTGGCTCGCACACCCGAACAACAAGCCATTCACTTCAAAGCGGGGCGCTCCAAGACCATGAACTCGATTCACTTGAAGCGATGCGCGATTGATCTGAATTTTTTCAAAGACGGCAAGATCATTTGGGACAAAGAAATGTTGGCCCCTCTTGGTGCGTTCTGGGAGTCTTTACACCCCAAGAACCGCTGGGGCGGCAACTTCAAGTCTCTGGTGGATTGCCCACATTTCGAACGTAACGTTTAAACGTCATGGCATTCACCAAGGTCAAGATCAAACCGGGGGTCAATCGGGACACAACTAACTACGCCAACGAGGGTGGTTACTATGAGTCCGAGAAGATTCGCTTCCTCTCAGGCTACCCGCAAAAGTTGGGGGGTTGGCAGAGTTACCCTACGGTCACGATCCAAGGCATCTGCCGGGAGATGTTCAACTACGTCACCTCCTACGGCGACAACATCATGTGGATTGGCACAACCAACCACTTGTATGCGGAAGTTGGCGGCAACCTTCAAGACCTTACGCCTGCCCGTGCAACGTTTACATCGCCAGCAACCAATAACTGTTTCGACACCACCAACGGCTCACGCATCGTCAATGTCAACATCGCTGCTCATGGCGTGGTGAGCGCGGGTGAATTCGTTACCTTCTCAGGTGTTGTGGGTCCGATTGCTGGTATTCCTCAATCTGAATTCAACGCTGAATTTCAGGTCTACGCCGTGGTGGACTCTGACAACTTCCAGATTCAGGTCACAACCGCAGCAACCAGCACCACGACCAATCAAGGCGGCACTGGCATTACTGCCGTGTTCCCTATCCTTGCTGGCAACGACGTTGATGTCTATGGCTATGGCTGGAGTGCTGGTCCTTGGAGCCGTGGAGGCTGGGGTTCTGGCACACTGACGCCCATCACGATTATTCAGCGCGACTGGTGGTACGACAACTTCCAGAACGACTCTGTGATGAATATCCGTGAGGGCGCTCCGTATTACTGGGCGTATGACGCCACCTACACAGCCAGAGCCGTTCCAATGGGCACGGCTGCAACCAGTGCGGGGTTTGACGCAACCAAAGTTCCAGAGAAGGTCATGCAATTCATGGCATCTCAGAACGATGGTCACTTGATCGCATTTGGCGCTACCTCTTATGGCGGCACTGGCGATGCGGCCTACGACCCAATGCTGGTTCGCTGGGCAGGGCAGAACACACCGTTGAACTGGACAATCTCGCCCACAACCTCGGCAGGCTTTTATCGCCTCACCCGTGGTTCTAAGATTGTTTGCGCCATTGCGACCCGGCAGGAGATTCTTGTTTACACGGACTCCACCGTGTACTCCATGCAGTTCACCGGCACGACTGATGTGTTTGCCTTCCAAGAGATGGCAGACAACATCTCGATGATCAGCCCACGAGCCGTCTCAGTGGCGAACAACGTGGTGTACTGGATGGGTAACGACAAGTTCTATATGTACTCTGGTCGCGTTGAGACGTTGCCATGTACCTTGCGAAACCATGTGTTTGGCAACTTGGAATTTGAGCAGTCCAATCAGATTATCTCTGGCACAAACGAGCGTTGGAACGAGGTCTGGTGGATTTACCCAACAGGCAACTCGACCGTGCCCAATGCCTATGTCATCTACAACTACGCCGAGCAGATTTGGTACTACGGCAACTTGACTCGTACCGCATGGCTGGATACGCCGCTTCGTGCGTACCCGCAAGCCATCAATGGCCCAAAACTCTACAACCATGAGGTTGGCGTTGACGACGATGGCGCTGCCATGACTTCGTACATCGTCACATCTGACTTTGACATTGTGGATGGTGACGAGTTCATGTTGATCAAGCGCATGATCCCAGACATCAACTTCACTGGATCGACTGCGGCAACCCCGCGCATTCTTCTGACCGTGAAGCCGAGGAACTTCCCCGGCTCCAACTATATGAATGCCAATCAGCCGCTGGTGGAGTTGTCATCGACTGTACCGGTTGAGCAATACACGGAGCAGATTTTCATCCGTGCTCGCGCTCGCCAGATGGGGATGAAGATTTATTCCGATGAGGTTGGCGTCATGTGGCAGATGGGTCTTCCAAGGCTTGATGGACGGAAAGATGGCAAGCGATGATCAACAAAAAATTCATCGCACCGGCTCTGCCGATCCCCAAGCGGGAGTACGACCAGATACAGCAAACGGATTTGATCCGCGCCCTGCGTCTGTATTTCAACCTGCTGGATGATTATTTAAACCAACTGACAAACGAGGTAAACGGATTTATGGACCCATTCTCACCAACATCGCTTGATGCGTTCGGCAGGCTGCGGGTTAGTGAGCCGTATACCCTCTTCGACAGCCAGAACCGATACGCTGCCGACAATCAATTTGATGTCTCCCTCACTGGCACTGGCACAACCTCATTCCTCTCTAATGAGGCGGCAATCCAAATGCAAGTCACTGGGGCTGGTGTTGGCTCTGTGATTCGTCAGTCTTACCGCTCTTTCCCGTATCAGCCGGGTAAGGGTCTTTTGCTGCTGGCGACTTTCGTGATGGACTCCAGCACAAACGTCAACTTGACGCAGAGCGTGGGTTACTTCAACGCCAGCAACGGAGTGTTTTTTAAACGCACTGGGTCAACCAACTCGTTTGTCCTACGCTCCAGTTCTACCCCCACTCCGGGCACTCCTAGCGACATTCGCACCGTCAATCAGGCAGATTGGAATGGCGACAAACTCGATGGCACTGGTGAGTCTGGTCTGACGCTTGACCCAAGCAAGGCGCAGATTCTCTGGATGGACTTTGAGTGGCTGGGTGTGGGTTCTGTGCGCTGTGGATTCATCATCGATGGAACGTACATCACTTGCCACACCTTTGACAACGCAAACGAAATCACATCGGTCTACATGACCACCGCAATCCTGCCCGTTCGGTATCAGATCACCAGCACAACTGCTGCCGTGGCTGCATCGATGAAGGCCATTTGCTGTTCAGTAATCTCTGATGGCGGTTTTGAGCAAACATCTATAGATCATGTGGCAAGACGAACGACGGTATTTACCAACATCGATACCGCAGCAACGTTTTACCCCATCGTTTCTATTCGCATGGCGTCTGGGCGTACAGGATCGGTAGTTTTGCCCAATCGGACGCAGTTCCTGCCTTTGACCAGCCAGAACTATGAAGTGGTTCTTTTGAAGAACCCGACACTGACTGGCGCAACATGGGCAGCAACGGTCCCAAGCGACAGCAACGTTGAATTTGATGTCGCAGCAACAGCGATTTCCAGTGTTGGCACTATTGCCCAGACGGACTACGTCACCTCAAGCGGTAGCGGCGGCACAAATGTTACAGCCGCCCCAACCGGATACAACTGGGATTTGCAGTTGGGAGCAACCGTTGCCGGGGTCAGCGACATCTACACATTGGCAGTTCGCACCGTGGACGGTGCAACTAAGGGTAGCGGGGTAGGTTCCCTGTCCTTTTACGACCTGACCCAATAGGAAACATTGACGTTTAAACACGAACAAGGATAATGTCAACATGAACCAAACCGCTCAATATCTAGCCAGTAAAGGTCGGAATGGCGACACGATGCTGGTGCATATGTCCCCGCAAGAAGTCGGTGGACTCCAGACGCTTGCCCGGAACAATGGCACAAGCCTGACCGTCAACCCGCAAACCGGTCTGCCCGAAGCCTTCAACCTTGGGCGTCTGCTGCCTATGGTCGCTGGCGCTGGCCTGACCATG